CCAGTGACGACTGCCATTGTGGTGCTGCCCATGGCAATCCTCGCCTTTGCCATATCGGCGGCAGCTCTGTCTGCATCCGTCGCATCCGGCGCCCTGCCGCGCTTGATGATGCGGCTACTTTCGCCCCAGAACGCGCCTATGAGGCTCCTGTCGATCATCGCGTATTTAGTGGCGTTGTATGGCGTTTTGAAAAACGGCACCATAAGTCGCATCAGTGCGTTGTTCCGCACTCCGTTTAGATCCTTGCCGAGCTTGTCGAGATCGGTTTGCAAGGTCACATATTGGGCGTGGGCATCTGCACCCTTTAGCGCTTCTGCAGGCGGGTCCATCATAAACTCAGCGATGTGCGTTGATAACGCCTCGCCGTTCAGGCCTTTGGTGCGGCCTGTCCTGTAAGCGTTTTGGTAAAGGCTCATGCGCTGAGCCATAACCTTGAAAAGCGTATCTTCGAACTCAAGCGCCCTAGTCGGCACCCTGCCCAGCGTCATTAGACTGCCGAGCATATCGACTGTAGTGCCAAGTTTGCCACTTTTCAGTCGTTCAGCGGAGAAAAAACTGCCGCCATAGGACGCCATGCCAAAGCCCTCAGCGCTGAAAGCGTTGATGTGATCACGGCCACCGACCATCTCAATCTTTGAGCCTGCAATCGGGCGCTCGCCCGTCTTGAATGACCGGCCAGCTGCAGCAAAGGCGTCACGCATCGACATCATTGCGCCAAACATGAGAGCCCTGCTCTCGCCCATATACATGCCGCCCTGACCTCCCATAGCCCTGCGGGTAGTCCCTATGGCGCCGCCGACAACAGTTTCGGGGATATGTGCGAATGTTGTTAAAAAAGCACCGGCAGTGTTCTTCACATGTGTCACTGGGCTAGACAGAAGGATGTTTATCCACGCTTCATAGAAGGCATCAAAGGATTTTGCAGTCGCGCCTTTACGGGCAACCGCAAGCCGCTGTGACCTTGTGTTCGCCTGATTGTAGGCAGCGGCCATGTCGCGGATGTTATCTGCCCCGCCATGCTGGTTTAGCATCGCGGAAAGATCTGTGCCGCGCAGCGCATCCGGTGCGTTGCCGGTTCTGGCCGGTATGCGAAACGAGCCTAGAGCTCTGGCGATTTCTGTCTGCGACCCCTTGATTTGAGCCTGCATCTGCGCGACCCGCTCCAGCTGCTGACGAAACGCAAGAGCGTCCTCGTCTGTGCCAGTCGCAGCCTTCTTTGCCAGACCGTCGAGTGTTTCGGATTCCTTGACCAGCAGATCTCTTGCGGCAAGCATTGTCTCTGCGAGCCCCATGCCTTCTTGGAAAATTACGCCACCGCGTTTACGGTTCAGTATGTTGTTTGTCAGCTTGTTAGGCGTGACACCTATGTAATCAGCCAGCTCTCTTGTCGCTTGCTGGGTCTGCACACCGCGCGTGGCCTCGTCAATCGTGCCGAGATATGTCTGGCTGATGCCATCAATCGTTGACAGGATGCTGCCCTCATCGGGAATCTTGGCGTCGCCGGCGCTGCCAACAGCTCTGAAATCACGCAACATCCCATCATCTGAGATCTGTGCTGGCTGATCCATAGCGGCTGCGACCTCAGCTGCCTGCTCCTCAGTCGCCAAGCCTGCGTCCTTCACCCTGACATTTTCATCAGCCGCCTGCATTTCGTCCAGCAAGGCATCGTTGTCAGCCTCATCAGGCAGCTGCTCGCGTGTCCTCAGATCCTCCAGCTCGTCAGCTGAACGGCTGAACACGTTGTCGAAGTCACCCGAAAACATACGAACCAGCGGCCGCGTCAACCACCGAGCACTGGCGAGCTCAACAACTTCTTGATCAATGTTTTGTGGTGGCGCGACGACATCAAGCCCGATCATAGACGAGCCAGATGCTGCGCTGGGAGCGGATTGCAGGACATCGTTTCCCTGCAGGGGATCTGTTAGGCCACCCGTCAGGATTGATGACTGGGCCAGATCGTCTGGTGCCGTTTTGGGTATCGCCATTCGCGCAACAAAAAAGGCAGCCGCAGCCGCCTATTCTCCCATTAATATAGTTGTTTTTAGGGTCACTCGCTACAAAAAATTTTACTGCAGTGCCACGCCGATCTGGTCATAAATAGGCTGCCACATTTGCTGGCCGGCGAGCAGTGCGGCTGCAGCCGCCTCGGCTCCTTGCCTCATCTGGGCGTCATAACTTTGTTTGGCTTCTGGGTTGCCAGCTTTCGCTGCCTTCTCAAACTTTTGCGCTTCTTCGTAATATTTGTGCAGATCTTCTTTGATATCGGAAATTTCCCTACTGAATAATTGCACTTCTGCTGTTTTGCCCTCGGGGGTCTTGACCATGATTTTACGGTCAAAATAGCCGCCGCCATACAACTGCCAGCCCTCGTCTGTGATCTCATAGTTTTTGGCAAGAGCCGCAACCACTGCGTCTGCCTCGTCAGGCCGGTCAACAGTGACGCCAGCCCTGACGATATCTGTAAAGTCATCGGGGCTATCGTAGCCCTTGCGCTTCACTTTTGCGCGCGCACGGGCTTTCCCTTTGATTTTTGGATCTATCACATTTGGCCCTGTGTCTGAAATTACCGGCCGGCCGTCAACCTCGAGAGGCTCCTCCTCCACAGCTTTTCGCAAGTAGGACACGAGCCCTTCCTGCGCCTCCTCAGCATTTTCATAAACCTTTGTGAGCAGCCGCTCTGTCGGGTTTATCTTTTTGTAAATTGCAGTTGCGCCCTGCGGTACAGCACCAGCGAGTATAAGGCCAGCTGCGGCGCCAACTCCTGTGCTCACAAGGTTCTGGCCGAAGTCGAACTCCTCCTGCCCAGATACGTCTTTTGCGGCTATGCTAACAGTCTGTCTGCTTGCGTCATCCGCAGACATGATCAACCCGCCCTCAGCTGCACCAGCTGCAGCTGTAGCGCCGTGGCGCTGCAGATACTGCATGAACGCGCTTTTGCCAGCTTGCTTGACACCGGCCTTGCCGATAAAGCCAAACCCCATAGTCCCGAGCCCCACATAAGTTGTCGGATCTTGGAACATGTTTTTGATGGCCCTGCGTGTGCCGCGCCATGTCGCCGGCTTTGCGTCATAGGACTGCATCAGTCGGAACATCGCACCTGCGACCTCGGGCGGCGCGTCCATGGTTTGAGCTGCCCTGATGCCCATTTTGGGCAAGTTATAGTTAAACTCGCCCATGAACTCTAAGCCCCATTGACCGAAATTTGTTGGCGGCTGCTTGGCAGCTTCGGCGTTCAATGTCGCCATGTCAGCACCTTCTGCCATCATCTGCTGCATAGACATGCCGTTGGACGGGCGCAGACTGGCGAAATAGTCATGGACAATCCGGCTGTCCTGTTGCCATGAGGCGTTGTTTGCAAGCTCGTCATCAGCGTCAGGCTCCGGCACTCCGATGACATCATTGTCGAACATATAGTCGGAGTTTACGAAATCACTCAAACCCTCATCTTCTATGCGCTTTGCAAACCTAGCTTTCTGCGCCATGCGTCGGCGAGCGGTGACATAATCATGTGCAAGATCGTTCATTTTTCACCTATTGTGGGTTTGCCAGCGCATCTTCGCGGGACTGGATAGAATCATCGCCGCCGAGATATTGCTGGATTTGGTCTACGACTGTCGGGGCTCCAGCTCCTGTTTCTTGGTTATTTTCCTCGACAACTGGGGCGCCTTCAAACAACCCTTCTTCTTCCATGTAAGCCTCAAGCAGTTGCAGCGTTTCCATTTCCAGATCCTGCTGCAACGGCGTTAAACGCAAACCCGCAGCGGTTGTCATGCTCCTAACGCTTATTTTAGCTTTGACGAAATCCTGCCTTGTCCACTTTGAAAAATCTTTTTTGCCGACAACACTATATGTTGCGGTGCTGGGGGCTATAAACGCCAGATCTTGTGCCACTGCTTCCCTATTTTGCAACAACACTTCTTGATACGCTTGGCGCGGCGGGATCGGATCGTCGGGGTCTGTGGTCAGACGATGGTATGTATCCAGAGCGTCATTGCGGCGTTCAATCGTTTCTGCCGACGGGCCTGAGTTGCCAAATATAACGATCCCATCTGTCTTTACGCCGATGCCTTTTTTGAGCAGCCCTTCATAGTGTTTGATGTCCCGCGCCTCCGGCGTTTTGGATTTTGCGCCATCAGCCAAACTCAGGATAGATATTGCATCTGCCATTTTAATGTCGCCAGCTGGCCCCAGATGCGTGTATAGCTCCGTCGTGATTTCGTCGATTTCTTCGGCGGTTTCAGCTTGCATTATCTTTTGACGAAAATTCATTGCGACCTGTGTATTTGTGGCAGGCGCGTCGCGTCCTTCGATAGCATCGCTTATCGCTTTATACTGTGTTTCTGTCAGCTCCTGATTGCCGCGCATCGTAATAACGTCCAGCAAATTTGGCAGACTTGCACCATCAATACCCTCATTTGCTCGCCGCACTTGTGTCATTAAGTCAGCAAAATTAGCGTTCTGTTTCGCTTTCATTTTTTTTGCGGCGTTTGTATCTGCTTTTGCCTCAGCTGCAACAGCTGCTCGCTGGAGAGTTTCAGCCAATGTGTTTGCCTGTCCTGTCAGGCTGTCACGGTCGGCAGGCTTCAGATATTTGAAATTTGCCGGATCTTGCAGCTGCTGCAAAACCGCCATCGCGTTTGCCGGATCTTTGCTGATTGACGCTGCGTTTAGCTGCTGCCTGACACTTGACCTGTCAATCTGTGACCTTGCGTCTGATTCCAGCTCAACGCGCCGCTGCTGCGTGATGTAACCGGCGTCTGCCATATATTGATAAAGACCAACAGAGCTTGATGTTCCGAAAAGCATTTCGGTTGCCATCTGGCGCTCTGTGGCGTTACCGGATGCGGCATTTCTGATGTGTGTCTCGGCGCCCTCGTAGAAGGCAGCTGCCTCGCCGTCAATGGCTCTGGCACGGGCATCCTGCAGCACAGACAGCCGTGTGGCGATTGTCAGATCTTCGGCCTTGGACAAAAACCTTTTGCGCGACACCGTGTCTGTGATTGAGCTTGCAATGCTTGCAGCTGTCGATTTTGCCTGATTGTCGAAAAACCCACGCACTTGCGGCGCTTCAACATCTTTGGACTGCACAACCGTTTCCTGCAGCCTTACGTTAAAATCATTCTCCGCTCGCGCCACTTCTGCGGCGCGCTGGTTACCCAGCTCTGTTTTGTACCAATTCGCGCTGATCTCAGCTGCGTTATTCGCAACTTGTGTGATCGCCGCGTTGGACTGGTTCAAAGCGTTAGCGTTGGCCTGCACCGTCATCTGGATTCCGCTGACGCGATTGGTGCGCTGGGTCTGGGCTGTGTATGTTGGCACTTTCATTATGCTGTCGCCTGTATGTAGCTTGCGTTAGATGCGCCCGATAGCAGTGTTCCGAGCGCCCTCATCCTGCCGGCATCCCGCGCTGATCTGCCATACATGCGGTTGAGATTGCCAGCCATGCGCTGCTGCAAGCCTTCTTCTCTGGCCTGCCCCGCCCCGACCTTGGCGTTGAAGCGGCGAATGGCTATTTCCTCATCTGCCTCCTGAGCCGACGCGAGCGCTACAAGCAAGGGTGTGTCGCCATCAGCCATCCAGCCGTTATATCTGAACGCCTGCTGTTGCGCGTCTGCAAAGCCGGCATATTCACGTTTGAACCTTTCAATCGCCAGCTCCTCTGACATAACGATCTGGGCTGCTTCCTGATCCTTAATAAGCGCATTACGGTCATTGATTGCTGCGTTGTAATCACTGGCAGCTTTTGCCGTGCGTCCTTGCTGTAAAGATCCATAGGCGCTGACAGCCGTTGCGCCAGCCATTGCAGTCATCGCTAGTTTTGGAGACATTCTTTCACCCAAGCATATCTATAGTAGTCGGAACCGTCAGGCCCGTACCGTTTCATAACGCCTTCATTTTGCATCCCGAAAAACTCTGCATAACGCATTGCCTCGGGCCAATCTGTACGGACGCAAGCCTGCACCCGCCAGAAATTCTGGTGTGTAATCATCTGCCATAAAAGGCGCTTTGTGGCCCGTACAACGGCCATTCTGTTTTCGTGCAGCAGACTGCTGGCGATGACCCAAGCCTCGCCCACACCCTCCCAAAGCGGGTTTATGCCAGCACAGCAGACCAGACCTTGCTCGGCAACGCCGGTGAAGGACATCTCAGGCACAACAAGGTCATCTGCAAAATCACGCATCCCCAGCACATTTTGAGGTGCGCCTTTGTTCATGTGGCCGTTGATTATCTCTCTGGCATGATCGGCCTGATAATCCAGAATGATCATCTGTCGAATGTCTGCAACCTCGGGATGATCGACAACAGGGTCAGAGGGAGGGGCTGATCCTGCTGCACGACCACAAACCCATCAGTTTCGAAGCCTCCCCGAAACTCGACGAATTTATCTCCTGTAAAAAGCCCAATAGCGGCATCCATCGCGTCTGCCGAGCTTCTGAACGGTATCCTGTCCATTTCTGCCGTCGAGCTGCCCACCTTGGCGCCGACGCTTTCGAACAGCCGCAGCGTAACGTCCTGCACCCGTTTTGTTTTGCCCTGAGAGGTTCCTTCTGTGCCACCGGCATCAAGGCGCATGGTCTGAAGCGTCGAGGTGTAGCCAAGACCGACATGCGCTTTTGTGGCAGACGATGCCAGCGCTACAGCCCCGCTTGCCACTGTCCTGTCTGGGTGTGTGGCTCCATTCGCTAGAATCGAGACTGATTGGCCCTCAAGGTGGCTGAGCCCTGATATACTTGTTGCAGCCGAGCCGCTGTACGTCAGGCCACAATCTACGAAGAACGCATCTGCGACATCGTCGCCGAAATCGCTAACCGTGAAAAACTCCACATAGCGTTTTGTCGCGCCGCCAATCGTGCGCTTTACAACAAGATAAACTGTATCCTCATTGAGATCCCCAGCTATAGACGCGACGCTCTCGACATACCCATAAGCGTATGTCGTGCCGCCATCAGTAAAGCTGCCGCCCATCAGATGCTGGTGCCATGCAACAACATCTTCCTCACGACGATAGGTCATGCCGACCAGCTTGCCGTTGTTGAGGACACACCACACCACATTGTTTGGCTCTTGCTGCAGTGAGATCTCTTTGATTCCGCTCTCTGTTACATGCTCTGCAAGTATGGTCATATCCGGCGCCACATAGCTGTCTGTGTTCAGATCGAACACCAGCTCGCGCAGTTTGCGACGGGCGCGCTGCACGAACAGCGTCACGTTGCCAACTTGCACCGGCTGAACGTCAGCCGACCCGTATGTGGCTTGCCTGCGGATAACCGTGTTCGTTGGCGATATCGGCGCATCTTCTGAGGCGGTGACAACAAACTCGCCGCCTGATGTCCCAACAAGCAGGACACGGCCTGATTGCAGATACCGGATGACGTTGACCTGATTAGACCCCAGCGTGTAGATCAGCGCAGCTGACGCATCGACACCACCCGTGAAGTTTTCAAAATCACCACTGACACTGAAAAACACGGTTTGCGGCTGCTCTGTCGTTGCTGCAAAAACTAGCCGCGACTGATAGAAAGTCACAGCCGCTGGGTGGCCTGTTGTCGCAGAAAAAGCGCCAAGGCTCCATTCATCGTCAGCTGCTATAACGCCGGCAATCGTTACGCTCTGCCCTGCACTCTCATCGACCAGATCAACAGACGGGCTGAGCAGTATCGTATCGCGTGTGACCTGTACGATCAGCGCAGATGATTTGTTGTTCCCACCATTGCTTGCACCCGAAATCACGACAGACATGCCGACTTCGAAGCCCTGCTCGACAAACTTGCCGGCGGTATCGACCATCCGGTCATTGTGCTCCAGCCCTGTCGAGCTCGGAACTCCTTCGTGGAAACTGATGGTTGTTGCTGTGTAACTTGGCTCCAGCTCTGTGTTGCCCAATTCGTTTTCCTGCACGGCTGCCACGACTGTTGTGGCGTTGGTAAAGGACGAGATCTTGGCATAGCCGTTATGTAGCTTGACCAGCCGGCCGACATCGGTGCTGGCAAAAGTGTCAGCACTTGCCGTGATCGTCACGTTGCCGGTTCTGGCCGACGCTGTCAGGGTTGTTGTTGTCGTGTTCGCGTCCTGCATCGGGCCACGCCGGAACGCAACTTCTGTGATCGTCCAAGCCGTGTGGCTGGTTCTTGTGATCTTTCTGGGCGCGTGATTGGGGTGGACAATGTACATGACATCGGCCGATTGCGTGAACTTGAGCTCTGCGAGCTCGGTCTGCAGATACGGCGTTGTGACTTCCACAGCGCTTCCAGAAGAAGTAACTGTCCCACCATCTTTGTGAATCCGAAAATATTGGTCGCCAAACTCTAGGATGTAAGATTGCGTCACGTTAAATTCGAAAGGTATCAGACGCGCGTTGTGAGCGCTGTTCTTGACCTCATTGACAAACTTGGTGCCGGATCTTCGCGACGCACCGCCGTGCGGCTGCACAACAAAATTCTGCAGCGTCTTGCAACCGTTGCCATATTTGGCAACATCGGTGCGCCCATCCAGCCTCGGGCTCAGCTCGCCGGCTGTGAAATTAGAAAGTATCGGAGATGCTTGTGCCATCTTAGTACCGGCTGTTTACAAAGGTATCAGCTGAGAAGTTGCGGCTATCCGCTATATTCGTCGATGATGTGGTGTTATCCTCCGTTGCGTCTACGAAACGCGCCTCTTTCAACTTGTCTTGATAAAACGTGTACATGTTCGCAGCCAGCGTCGAGCTGCCGACCAAAGGATATGCAAGGTCATAAGCAAGTGCAGCTGCGAGCGTTTCGATCAGCAGCGTGTCATATTCGTTTACGTCAGTGACGCGCCCGACATAGATCAGGTTGACCGTGCTGTCGTCAGTCAGCAGCTTGCGACCTTCGATGCGGAAAAGAATGTTTGTATCCAGAAGCCCCAGAACGCGCAGACAGAACGGGTCTGTCGGCAGCTGATACTGGAAGGCATATTCGAAAGCAGGCGCTGTGCTGTCAGCTGCAAGCGTAGTGCGGTGAATAAGGCAATTCCATGGGTGGGCTCTAAATACGCTATCGCGCAGAAACTCAAAACGCTGGTTACAGATCCGAGCGGCCTTGCTGTCCTCAGTCAGACTGATGATATTGGACGCGCCGATCTGGTTGAGAGCGCTGTTGCAGATGTCTACTACCGAAGCCATGCCAATCCCCTGATAAAGAGAAATGGGGCAGCCTGAGCTGCCCCACCTGTGTTAGTTGACGACGTAAAGCATCGTTACAGCAACGGAGCCTGTGCCTGCGGCACCGCCCATGGTTACTGTTACGACCTTGCCGTTCTCATCGGCGTCCACTTCCTCGCCATTCAGCAGAGCGAGCGTGGCAACGATGTCCACGATCTGTGCTGATGTCGAGGCAGCGGCAGCCTTGTACGCAGCAGCGGATGCTGAAACAGCTGTTCCATCTGCTTTGCTGTGGGCTGCGAAGCCTACTGAGAGGGTTGTCGATGAACCCATCGCGTCATGGGCCAGCTGACCTTGCAGGATGCGCGCGCCGTCAGGCAATGCGAACATCTCAATGACATCACCAGATGCCAGAGAAGATGCCTCGTATGTGCCGTGTGCAACACGAACTTCACCGCCAAGCTCGTTAGCTTTGACCATGTCGGTTGGGTTGTTCTGGGTCAACGAAGTGCGTTGAGTTGAATAAACTGTTGCCATGTCAACTCTCCTTATGCTGATTCATCACAGAGGATAGAAACAACTTTTTCTTCCTCCATGCGGGTCGCCCCGAAGGTTGCACAATAGTAAACCTGAGTTGAGTAAGACTTGTCTGACCGCTCGTCGATGCGGCTCATCACGTCTTTGCCAACAGCAAGTTTAACGCCATCTTCTGCCCACGCGAAACAAGTCCGGATGTTTGAAGCAACAGCCAGACGAGTTGAGGTGATGAACTTGAAACCGAGGAAGGTATCAATCTCACCCTGCACCAGAGCTTTGACTGTGTTGAAGTCAGCGCTTGTTACAGATGTGGTGTTCAGCAGAGCTTCGATCTGATCCGGACCGACGGCGATATACCGTGGGATGGATGGATCGACTGATGCAAGGTCAAGAGTTTTCTTGGCCGTGATCAGCTTTGCGATGGTCAGATCAGCTGAACCGTGAGCAATAACATGCGAAGCTGTCATCGCTGTGCTGGTTGAGCCTGACTTACCTGTCAGAGCGTTGCCGGTTGCGGCCGAAATGATCGCATCATCCATCGCACGACCCATAGCTGCGGCAGCTGCCTTGGCATAAGTCGAGGTGGGGTCAGCAAGCATCCGGACCTTGTCAGCGTCGTCGATTAGGTCTGCCCATTCATACGAATCCATAGTCACCATCCGGCGGCTATGGGGGGTCTCAACCATGGGTGTATCCCCATGACGAGAGGGGCGCTTGACAGCAGCTGTGGAGCCGATTTGATCGAAGAAAGCCTTTTCACCTGTTACGCTTTCTTCATCAACAGACCCACGCAACAAAGAACCAGTCTGCTGCGAGAGCATCTGGACGTTGGCGCTAAACTGCTGGACAAACGCGGTTGTGATTTGATTGCTCATTGCAATCCTCCTTCACGTTGCGTTTTGACTAATCGCTACCCTGCGGGGTGCAGGACGAAGGGTTTTGCAAGTACGGTTGCGGCGCGGGGGCTAAGCTGCTTTTCCCGTTTTATTGCCTTGGTTGCCTGTCTCTCGGGCCTTTGGCTTGTCGAGAGTGTCGAGCACCCACTGCAAATTCTTTTCGGCATGGCCCAGCGGGTCAGCGATGACCGCAGCCGAGCCGGTTTCCATTGTCAGACGGAGAACCTCAAGCCTTAATTCCTGTTCATTCATCGGTCATCAGCTCCCTCAATCTGAGGCTTTCCTGCACATACCAGTCATGCTCAGGATGCCGCGCATCGAACATCGGGCCATCCGGCCGTGTGATCTCGCGCAGTCGCTCGTTAGCCTCATCAGGCGTCATGCCGCCTTTGCTTTTGACGCCGAGCAGCTGATCTTCGCCGATCTTCTCTTGTATATATTGGCCCAGATTAACGGCCAGCCTGACCATTTCTGGGTGATCTTTCAGCGCTCTGCCGTCTGCCAGCTGCAGCTGCGTAAGCTCTGGGTTGCCAAACTGCTGCAGGACGCTGTCGCCAGCTGCAATCCGCTCCTCAAACGCGGAGCCATATTCACGCTGCATCTCCCTGACGCCATCCTCATAGAGCCGCGTGACATCAGCCTCGCTGTTCTGCTGCTGTGAGCCGGCGCGCTCCAGATATCCATTCATCAGCTTTTGTGCCTGATCAGGCCGCAATCCCGCGCTGTGGGCCAGATCCTTGAACCAGTTGCCTGTGTCCTCGTCGATATCGACATCACCCAGCTCGTAGCCTGCCGGCTCCTCCGGCCTGCCTGTCTTGGAATAGAAGTCGGTCCATTCATCAGGCGTGGCACTAGCCGGCGGGATAACAACCTTGTCAGCGCCGATCATAGACTGCGCGTGGACAAAGCCTTTTGCCAGACTGCCAACATCCTTGATTGTTTCCAGTGATTTGTGTCCCGCGATTTCCTCGGGGATTTGCGAGCGCCAGTCAAAGTCTGGCACAGACGGTGCTACCTCCTCAACGGAGACATCCGCTACCTGTTCTTCACTCATCTGATGATAATTCCTCTAGCTGTTTTGTATCGCGCAGCATTGCTTCAATAAACAGAACTACCGTGCGCTGCCCCTCACGATAGGCTGTCTCTGTCGCATCTGGGGAGAATGTCGTCCCCGAGATGTGATACCGTGTCCTCAGATCACCCAAGATCTCCTGACCTTCTGGGCTGTTGAAAACTTGCTTGTAAGTCGTCCTCAAATCTTCGGGGTTGATCAACGTCCCATGTCCTTAGTTGCCTGCACGAATGGCGCGACCTGACCGGCTGCCTCTGCTGTCTGCATCAGCTCCTGCTGCTGAGCTGCGGCTGCCTCTGCCTGCTGGCGCTGCTCGCGGAGCTGCATGACTTCCATGTCGCCCCTGATCGCTGTTGCCGGCACGGCCAGAACCTTGATCAGATGCTTGGAAAGCCCGTCTGTGTCGATGTGATCCATGATCGCTGGGTCCAGCTGTGTCAGCGGCATCATCAGCTCCATCAGGCGCTGCATCGACTGTATGTCACCCTGACGCTGTGCTTTAGCTAGAGGCGATACATATTCGATTTCTATATCCTGATCCGACATGAACTCGGGAGCTGCATCGAACATCTGCTGACGCGCCAGAATATTATAGACCCGAGAGATCATCGGCTGCAGAAGCTCGGCCTGCAATCTTCCCAGAACGGGTCCAAGCAGCCTCATTTTTTCTTCGGTGCGCTGGACAACCTCGGTTGCCGTCATCTGCGGCCCTTCACCGAGGATCAGCTGGTCTACATAAAAAGCAGAGCGGATGGCACCCCTGCGCTGCTCCTCCATGTTCAGACCGAGTGGGTTATTCGCACCGATGTTCAGTGGCTCAATCCGGTCCCTTGTGCCTGAGCGATAGAAATTCAGGCCACTTGGCACCGTCCTGATAGGCAAGATGAACCCGTCGTCAGGGACAAGGAGCGTCGGGTCCACCTGTTTTTGTGCCGCCCTGATGGTTGTCTCACTCATTTTGTTGAGCATTTTGACATCAGCGAGGCAGCTCATCGCAGGAGATCTGCCATAACCGATCTCAAACGAGCTCTTGAGGAACCTCGGGCAAGTGTAAGGCATTTCGTCAAAGCCGGATTCAGACAGGACAACCCGTTCTTCTGGGTCAAGATAGACGGACGCAATCGGCTTCTGATCGCTTGTGTCCTTTGTGATATCCCGCTCTGTCCTTGGGTATACCGCATGAACCAGCGTGATCAGCTCATAAGGATTTTCGCCGGCTTTTTTCTGCATTTTCTTGGACAATGCGGCTTCGCCGAAACGCTCAATGATTGCCCGTGCAGGCATCTTGAATTTTCTGTAGACAGTATCGACGCGGCCCTTTGCATCTTCCGACAGATAGCACTCGGAGATGTGCCGCGTTGAGAATTGCAGCTGCTGCTCAGGATCGGCCTCGATCATCATTATGCCGGTGCCGAATGTAATCAGATCGTGATAGAGCTCATGGACCTGTTCTTGGAAATTAGAGCGGTTAAACGCCTGATACATGACATCTTCGACGCTTTCCAGCCACTCTTTCGCCTCGTCATCACCGTCAAGCTGACGGTCACGAAAGCGCAGAGAGAACCAGCTGGTCGATGCGTTGGTGAGCATACCATGCAAGCTGGCGCTGAGCAGCTCGGCCGCATGGATCGCGGTGCTGTCGAACACCAGCTCGGAACGCTTGTCGCCGGCAGACCGCTGTTTTGTGACATCTGCCTTGCGTGGAACGACGAAGTCAGCGACTTCCTGCCAATGGCTCTCCCATGTCTGGCGCTGGTTTTCCAAGCTACCAAAGCGCTTCATCAGTTTGATGGCGAGATCATCAGCCATTCATCAACCCCCCATCAAGATCCGGTCAGACTGCGTTTTGCTCAAAAGCCCTTTTGCCATGAGCTCCCGCGCCCTATCCGTTCCCATAAGATTTTTCGTTTTCTTCTTTGCCGCAGCGCCAACTGCAGTCGATACCGTGCCGCCTGTTGCATCTTCGGGCGCTGGCGCTTCCGGCGCAGATTCAGGAGGCGCCGGCGTGGTGTTGGAACCGCCACCCATCAGGCCGCCGGTATTCATGGGGTTATACTCGGGTCTGCCGGAATACACCCTGCCACCCATTGCGTTCTCACTGGTGGCACCCATGATCCTGCCGCTGCTGTCAAAGACAGGATCGGCGCCATCTGCTATTTTCTGCATGATGTTTCGCGCGTTTTTCTTGCCGATAGTGTTCAGCACATTTGCCGCCACGCTCAATCCACCAACACCGACCCTCATATCGGCCATCTGACCCGCGCCTGCTCTGGTTTGCAGATCTCCGAGGTTGTCCTTGTTGATGTCATCTCTGCCAGACAGCTTGCCGGCCATCTCATCGCTGCCGGTGATTGCCTTGACAGCTAACGGGCTCATGCCCTGAGCGCGCTGATAGTCATCCTCTCGGCCGATTTTCGGGCCTGTTGGTGTATATCTCACCCCGACCTCTGCCTGTTTTGCAGACGCGGCCTTTTTAACATCTGTTTGAATCGGCTTCGGCTTTGGAGGCGGCCGCCTGTTCACAGATGATTTCGGGCGCGGAGGCGTAACCTTGCCGCCGCCACCACCACCAGATGTTTCACCAGCCATCAGTTGCCCCCAAGTAAATTCTTGTACTCAACCGGCGCATCAGTCACCAAGCCTCGCGGCCCCGTCATCAGCGTCTGTTTAGGCCCGACCCTCGCGGGGTCATTCATCTTGCGCTTGACCTCATCCTCTACTGTCGTCACCGGATCTGGCACAACAGGATCGGGCGGTGGCGGTGGGGGTGGTGGAGGCACCGGCACTTTTGGCGTCATAAAACTCATGCGATTGCTCCAAAGGGGTTGTACTTACTCTCAGCCATGACTTGCGGCGGCCGTTCCATGGCCGATGTATCCTTGATGCCTACAGCGCAGTAGCGCCACGCATCAGCTGCATGTGATGACCAGTCATGCACCGGACTGTTCCGGAACGTCCTCAGCCTCTCATTGTATGCGCGATGATATTGTCTCAGCGCCTCAAGTCCGGCCTTACACGCAACCTTGTCGAACCAGCATTTCGCAAGAAGCATCTGTCCTGCATGTATGCCATCCTCGACGGGCAGCTTCGGGACGACCCGAAAGTTAATGCCAAGATCCCACGCAACCTCACGCCGGCTCTTGCCGCTGCCCAGCTCACGAACCTCAATGTCGTGCGGGGCATTATGCGTCCCATAAAAATAATCTTTTTCCTGCAAGACCCGCGCATAATGCGGCAAGCCCTCGCCCCTGTTCTCGTAAAAATCCACAACATGAACAGCCCTGCCAACAGACTGCGTAAACCATATCGCCGTGCTGTCACCTATACCCAGATCCCACCAAGTATCGACCCGCACTGTCGGCTCTACCGGCACCGAAGATATGCGGCCCTTCTCATGTAGATCCTGCAGCTCCTTGCCGTAGACAGCCCCCGCCACATTGGCGACCCAAGAGCACTCATATTCCTGATTGTACTGATCAGCCGACATCATCGACCTCGCAGCCTCTAGCTCCTCGTCGTCAACGATGCCTGTCTCGCTGGCCTTGTAAGTCCGGACAAACCACTCGTCCTGCCCCTCAGCAGCGCTGTAGAGCTCATAAAAAGCGTTATGCCCTCTAGGCGTACCAATGAACAATGCCCACCCTTTGCGGTCACTCAGAGCCGGCCTGATGATCTCAGGAAACAAACTCTCAGGCATATCTGCCATCTCATCAAGGCAGGCACCATCCAAGTAAATGCCACGCAGGCTGTCAGGGTTCTCAGCACCTAGCAGCTGTATCCTTGCGCCATTCGGCAGATCACACCGCAGCTCAGTCTCATGGAAGCGCACCATAGGCACAGCTCCCGCGAACTGCTTGAGATAATCCCAAGCAACAGCCTTGGCCTGCTTGTAGCTCGGCGCAATGTAAGCATACCGAGGGTTCGGCTTGCTGCAGAGAATAGCATCCCTGAGCAAGTGGTTTATCGCCATCACCGTTTTGCCAAATCTGCGATGGCAAACAACAGCGCCCCATCTGTGCTTGTCTAGCTCAGCGTGGAGCTCGGCTTGCAGACGCCTCGGAGCGTAGGGGATTTCGATGTTCATGTGAGACAGTGTCTCCAAGATCTATTATACGTCTAGTGACAGGCGGCCACTTCTGGGGGTGGGTGGGGGTCCGGTTTTTCAGCGACACCCCCCACCAGCAGGATTGAATCCTACCCACGACCCTGCAGGATCTGGGCATCACAGAGCGTTGCATCACAAACGCATCACAGAGAAACAATGTTAACTGAAAATCAGTTGACTGGGTGCCTCGTGCGCGCGAGCACTGCCATGTGGCAGACCACCCACACAGAAATCACTCCACCTGAGCATTGCCCCAGCTGAGCGTCACCGTGCCACTGCTCTGCTTGTTATCGTCTGCCTTGTCTCTGATCCCAAGAGGCTGCATCTGCCTGATATGCTTGTCCTTGTGATCTGCCTCAAGCCTTCTACGTTGCACCTCAGCCATTGCCAGCTTCGGATCACTTGGCAGCTCTGCCTCGACAAGATCTATAATCTGATCACGC